TTTAGAGTCCATTACAAAATATTTACATTTATAATCATAAAACAATCTTTTAATTTCAACAATTTGTGTTTGTGAATTAAGACCATTTTCGTGCTTTATAAATTCTACTTTGCGATGATTATTTTCTTTGTTCATATTACCAAGGATAAATATTGAGTTATCGTTTTCTCGACCACCACTAACTGCAATATCGGCGGTCAATGTACGAATTTCATTATCATTAAAATTATAATCTTCGTGTTGTTCTCCATCTATATATTCCATATCGGTCAAAGGATAAAACGCATTAGATAATTTTTGATTTCTATGAAAATCATCATACAAAAATAAACTACCCTCAGACTCTCCAAGCCACAAATTCAAATATTCCATTTCAAAGTTTAAGTCATCCGATGTGGCTCTTCTTGAAATATATTGCTTTTTAGATTGTATTCTGTTGGCAACGGCTGTAAAAATATCTCCACCAAAAAATCCATATTTAATATTTTTATCTGTATAATGATTTCTAACCGTTTGCTTTAAGTGTGCCCAAAACCAATTATCTTTTGTCCTTGAAGATGTCAAGAATATCTGTTTTGTCTCCAAATATAAACCATTATAAAAATAAGGCTCAAGTGTTGGTTCAATGATTCCGTGATATTTTTTGCCATTAACTAATCTCGCCTCATCTGTTATACTTATATTCGCACGAAGTCCACGAGAACTATCTCCACAAGCCGCTGCAAATATTTTTGAACCATTCCCATATTCAACAATAAGCGCATCTGTTGTTTCTGCTTTTCCAAATTTTATATATCCATCTTTTCTAAGTTGCTTCAATACTGGACTAATTCCCTTTTGTTCGCTACTTAAAAGGTCATCAATTTTTTCTTTTATTATTATATTGCTCTGTTGTAAAACACTTGATGTAATAATAATTCTAATACCAGGCAACAACAATGCCAAATCATTAGCAAGAACAGCTATAATAAAACTTTTTGACAATCCACGACTTGCGACAATATCCATAATATCATTTTCCCAACAGTCTAATAAAATTTGCCGTTGAAAAAAATGTAATGGAATTTGTAAATAATCCTCTGTGTATATATCAAGATTATTCAAATAGAACATTTGCCATTCAGCTATCTTTCTATCATAATCTCTTTTAGACAATTTTTGTGCGCCCTTACCTTTAATTTGTTTTAATTCATCTTTACCTATGTCAATCAAGATTGTATTTCTCCAAATCATCTAATGATATGTCAAAATCTCGTTTTCCTACCAACATATTAGCAAGTGGTCTCAAAACTAAATCCTTCTCATATTGATGAACTTTATTCAAATCATAATTTCTTGATGGTTCAGAATAAATATCAGCAACATTTTTTTCATCAATCAACCTAATCTGTTCGGCAAGGGCTTTTTCGCTCATAGTCTTAGGTTTATTGCTTTCAAACTCATCAACCTTTAAGATTGACATTTCTCTTGCAATACGATTTTGTATCTTATCAATAGTCTCATCGCCCTCGTAGCGATGGTCATTTATTTTTCTTAATAAAAGCCTATCACGGCACAAATCCCTAAAAGTATCTTTCTGCTGGGCGTTTACAAATTCAGTAATGCCCTGCGTATATCTTGAAAATGTTTCTTCAAGGAATGTGTAATCATCAACACTATCTTGCTTTCCCCAAGTATATTCAAGATTTTTCAAGTCTCTTTCAAGATTTTCTTTCGCCTCATATTTTGTATCTATATCAGACAAAGACACATCGGTGGCAGAAAAATCAGTCCAAATGTCTTTCTTCATTTTATACTTGTGTAATTCTGCCACATAATTACCTATAACATTTCTTCGTATATTCTTAGGTGTATCTTCGTCATCGTCTTTAACCATCATTCTTGGTGTTTTATTCTTATTGTTTCTTAAAAATCTTTCTTCAATGTTTTTCCAAATTTCAAGAATAAACGGAATGTCCATTTTCTGCAAAGTAAAATAAGCAGCACTGCGAACATTACCATATCTACTTAAAAATATTTCAAACATTTTTTTACAGCAATCTTTACAAAACGGAACTCTACCGTCAGAAAACGGAGACCAACTTTCATAATAGTTACTCTCTACTCTCATTCCGATACAATTTAAGGCTGGGGTATCGTGTCCAAGACACAAAATCATTTCTTCTGGTCTTTTCGATTTTTTTTGAGCCATATTTTACCCCTATGTAACCAAAAAAGCAGAAGAAATATATTCTCCTGCAATTTTACAATATTTTAATTTAGTACAATCGTGAAGTCTGCAATCTTGCCTTTGCCGCTCTCATAGCAACAAAGTTTTGCACTCGCATCTGCCGATTTTCTAATTCTCATAGAAAAATCATCAATGCCCATAATAGAACCAACGCCTATTGCGCCTTTTCTTACTCCACAGCTGCAATATTCATCAAAATGTTTATGACCGCCAATCATATAGTCAATATTGATACCATAAATTTCGCTATAATCCTTAATTGACTTTGCAAGATTTGGAACCTCGCCGTGAATACCAAGACAATTATATCCTGCAACATTTTCAAAAATAAATCCAGTTTTATTTTCAACAATGGTAAAATTCGGATTATCTTCGTTTTTGATTTTTATAATGTTGCTGATAATTTTGTCGCTACTTTCACAAAGATGTTCGTTTTTCTTTCCGTCAAGTAATCTCAGTTCATCGTGATTTCCAGATGTTTGATTATAAACAACAATCGTATGCTTCGATAATTCTCTAAGCCATTCAGCCATAAAATTACCAAAGTTGATTGCACTATCAATAACACCATATCTCAAAGACCATATTTGAGAATTTCTAATAAATCCCTCTGTACTATCTCCAAGATTATTCACATACAGCTTCTTGATATTAAACATTTTGATTTTTTCTACGGTCTTATTAAACAAATCTCTCATTCTTTGTTCAAAAATTTCAGGGCTATACTCATTTAAGATTTCACCCATAAGACCATAGACTTTCATATCCTTACCATAATGACAGTCAGCAATATTCAACTGCCACTCCATATCATTATGTTCAGGCTTAATATACTCAATCTTTGTATTATTATCTTTATTTTTTCTAATACAATCAATTACTTTTTCTTCAAACATCTCATCACGAGCCTGTTCTCTAAGCCATTGATTATATTCTAATTTCTCTGTTTGTAATTTCTTTCGCTCTTTTTCAAGTTCTCTTTGTTGTTCCTTGAGTTCTTGTAAAAGTGCGTCAGAATCAGCGAATTTAGACTGATTTGCTATCATAATCTTATTAAAAGCCTGAAATTTCTTTCTATATGCGCTTTCAGAATAATTTTGCCCTAAAAGAGAATTTAACACATATGCTACTTCTTCCCAAGTGCCAATTTGTTCCTTTTCGGAGCATATACGATAAATCAGTTCATCTTCTGTTTCGCCCTCATATCGTTTATAACCCATAAAGTTATTCCTTATTCTTTCTCAAACACAGACTTGATTTGCACATTTGTTCCGACCATATCTTTAAGCAAATCTCCAACATTGACCTCAAGAACATCATCTTTCGTGTCAATAAAAATTGTCAACTCACCGTCTTTATCATAATCAAGAACACCAACCACATCTGTCAGTACAGTTTTTTCAAACTTATGTTTCATAATCAAACGCCAGCCATTTCATTAAAAAATAATGCAACATTCTTTTCAGCAGAATTTTGTCTCAATTTTTCTTTCTTTTTCTTAGCATCATTAGCCTTCTTGAGTTCCTTACGAGCAATTTCCTTTTTTCTTGCCCGTAAAATCTCAAATTCGTTTTTATTTATATCTTCCTTAAAACGCTTTAGGGGCTTAAATTCTACTGCATTATATTCATCTACCCAAAAGATAGAACCATCTCTTTTGAAATTGTTTACTCTTGCGTGGGCATCAACTGTAACAAGTTCAAAAATACCAATATTAGGTACTTTAATTCTGCCATTAAGCCTTAATTCATTTAAGATAACTCTATACAAGGCATCCATATACCTTTTAGCCATAACAGAACTTGCATTTCCGTACTTTGTCTCACTTGATAAGACGGTATAAAAATCTGATTTTTTAATATCACCATTCATCGTCTACATCATCTTCATTAGCTGCTTCAAGTGCGGCTTTATATCTTGCCTCCGAGCACTCTCTCAGCTTATCTTTAATTTCCTTTTTAATTTTTACAGAAAAATTATCGTGCCCAACTCTATCTTCTTCGATAACCTTTATCTGATAACCTTTTGCATTTTTATCTTTTGTTAAAAACGCATTGGGCATCTTTATTTCTGTACCAGCCTTAACTCCCTTAATATATCTTGTTTGAACCGTAGCAAAATAAGGAATGGAAAAAGAATAGTTTACAAAATTATCATTTTCAATCAGGTTGTCTATAACAGACCTATAAGTTCTAAAGACATTTTTCACATCTTCTTCAGTTAAATATGTTGATTTTGCAACCAGTCTACACATTCTACTTCCATTTATGTACCCAGCGGACAACTTTTCTCTTACTGTCTCCACCGTAACTTCCTGTGCAGGAATATGTTGTTTGATTACCGCCATCATCTCTGCGGTATCATTGTCATCGTTGTCTAAAATATCTATAATGTCAGCCGTCTTTAGGTTTTTATTATAATATTTCTTTACAACGGTCAAAATAGAGTTTTTGTTAAATAGGTTTGTACCTTTATTTCTATATTTTGCCATATTTTTCTTTTTGATTTCTCCCTTCTTACCAATATGGTGGCACTGGACGCATTTTTATACGCCCAGCGCCGAGAAAAATAATTGCAATCCCCTATTTATATAGCGCATCGGCAATAGCGCTGGAATGTACTTTCGGACATCTCCGAGTTCCCCTTCCATATAACGGACGAATTTGAAAGTGCCATTTTTGGCTTAACCAAGCCAAATTTTAGACTTTTTCGCCTTTATTTTTCTGCAATTTTTTAATCGTTTTCTGCAAAAACAAAGCAATTTAAGAATTTTTCACGGTTTGTTTTATATAAAACATTCAACATTTTCCTTGTAAATTTAACCGCAGATTTGTCAATCGGTCTACCTTTGCCGTCATTTTCAAGCCCTAACGCACTTTCGACTAAACGGTTTATTGTCACAAGGTTGTTTACCTTAACTTTTGACACTTGCTCTAAAAGTTTTTGAAATTCATCTATTTGACTGCTTATATTATCGCCTTGCTCTTTGCTTGTTTTTACAAAATTGTCATATTCATCTACAAGTTTGCGTATTTTAGACATTTGTCTATGATTTGGCTTTCCGTCAATCTTAACAAAAAAGTTTTCTGTTGGAATTGTGTTTGTTGAACTGATTGGTTCTATCTCATCTAATATTTCCTCAAGCCAGTTCATAGGACATTCTAAATCATAGTTTATTCTGTCGTATATTTTCTTTTTATTTGCACGAACTATCTCAAAAGGTATTTCTACACCATCTTTAGTATATTGAATATCTTTTGTGTATTTCATAAACTTAGGATAATCACATTTGATTTCTTTTTCTTTGTCGTTATTTGTACAAATAGTTTTTGTCATTTTCATACAGGGCATTTTTTGTATTCTGTCAATTTCATCCATTCCATTGATTTCATACTCTCTTTTACATCCATCAATTATAATCTGCAATATGTTATCGTACAGGCTCTTTATCCCATACATCTTATGGTTTCCCATAAGTTCAGACTATCTCTTTACCCTCGTCTTATTCGTTAGGGTATTCGGCACTCTTGCAAAGGATTATTGCTTGTCTGCTCACCTTGTAGTCGTTAAACCTTACTACTTACTTTTATGACATTTGGTAGTCTTGGTAATTGATTGGCTTATGTGTGTTAATTGTGTTTTCTTTTTGGTTGAGTAATAGCTCTTTCTACTGTCCAGCCTTGACCGTTTATTCTGTCTGTAATGTCGTGATGTGTTAATCCATCAATATTACTCATTTTAGCCAATTCTTTACTTGAATACATTTTTCCATTATATTCAAAAAGTTGATTCCTCTTTTTAAGTGGTTTTGTAATTGCGTCCTCTACGCTCCACCCATTAGTAGAAATTCTATGTGCTATGATTTTTCCAGTTATTCCCTGAACAGAACTCATCTGCTCAAGTTCAAAAGAATTATAATATTTTCCATTATACTCAAATAACAGATTTCCGATTCCTCTTGGTTGTTTTTTAACATTCTTAGGCTGCGTTATTGCTCTTTTTATACTCCAACCTAACTGATTTATTCTATTTGTAATATCTGTGTTTGTAAGACCATCCACATTACTAATATCAACGAGTTCTTGAGCAGAATATTTTTTGCCGTTATATTCATATTTCATAACTTTCTTAATTTTAGGTTGACTCAAAGCCTTATCAACAGTCCAATTATGTGAGTTTATTCTATTAGTTAAATCGTGTGCAGTTAAATCATCAACTTTACTATGCTTTAATAATTTATCGACTCTTATATTTTCTCCATTATAATCAAAGAAAACCCAAGGCTTTCCACCAGCTTCTCCACCATCTTTTATATTATATGACCTATTTTCTTTTCTATATTTATCAATTAAATCAATTTCTAACTGTCTTGCATCGTTT